CCTTAAAGAACGCACTTACTCCACTGATCGCCGCTGAACTGATGAAGAAGATCAATAAAGTCAGAAACGTCTTCGACGTTATCTCCGGGTCAATATCAGTCCATATCATAGCTAGACCAAGCAACGCACTGATAATAATTGAAATTATACAAACTGTAAAACAGACTTTATTTAATGGGCTCATTTGATACCTCAACTTTCTACGCTATCTTTGGTATCAAAGGCACGAAGAATAAAGCATGTGTTGGTTCGCCAGACAGAAATGTATTGTCTGGATGTGGGTCGAATACATACTCAAAGCCGTTACGTGTAGTTCTAGCTATGACGCTATGAAAACGCCCAATCTCACGAGGACTAATTCCAGTTAATATGCAAATACACCCCTCAGACCATACTAAACATTTTGGCTCTAATCGAATCTCAATTGCACATAATCCATTTTTCTTCAGCCAATTCTGAAAACCTTCCCACCAGTCTGGCGGCATATTACAAAAGTCAGGTGTATCATTTAATGGCAATTCAAAAAGAGATGCTGTGCAAGCTGCAAAACAATTGCCGTGATCGCCGAATATAGTTTGTTTAATCTCAATCATTGATAAACTCACCAAGTCGTGTTAAAAATTTAGCAATTTCCTTTTTAGTATGCGGCGGATATTTATTGTGGGTACAATGGTTGCCCATTGCAGCTAATGCTTCTGCTTCTTTCTTTTTTATGGTATCGAACGACAGAGCGTTTATGAATGTTTGTATCGTCGGCTTTACACCAGTTGGAACACCTTTATCATCACATAATTTACGCAGGTGAGTCTCAAGAATAACTCGTCCAAGCATACCAGCATTTAGACTATATCCATTGTCGTTTAAATGCCATGCTTGTTCAATAAAATCCCCAAAAACTTCAGATAATATTAACTTATCGACTGTAATAAGCATATCAGAGTTGACTGCTTCTCTAATAGCTCGCAATGCAGCAAGCAATATATCAACAACAATAACAGAACGTTTTTGTATGTGCGGTTTCTCTAGTACAGTCCAATAACCAATATGATCTTTTAATATCGTTGTCAATATTAGAATTCTCTGCGTCCAATTCAGCCAACCATTACAATCAACATCTTCAAAATGACCTACTATTTCGAGAGGCATATTAGAGTATCTAGTTTTGCTGTATTTTGGTCGTTTAACTGTAGTCTTCTTTAAATCATCGCCATCTTTGATAAGACTATCTATCAAATCCAAAATTTCATTTTTTGTTTTCTTCATAATCATACCTCAAAATATTCATCTATAATTGATAAATCAACACCTTTGCGACCGCCGCCAACTATGAAACAACCCCAGCCAAGTTTATCGCAAAACACCTTCAATGCATCAATCTTAGCAACATTCTGTGGATGCTGCTAAGATTTGTCCGGTTTAATCTCTATAACGACAGTTTTTGATGAAGTCCGAATTACGAAATCTGGGAAATACATATGGCGTTTCCCAAGATAAACATAATCAACTTTAATGCCTTCTTTATCGAACGAAATCACAGTATCCAGCGAATCTAAGTGTAATGCTACTACTTTTTCCCAGCTAGAATGGCAAAACACTTTACCTGCTTTTTGCGTGTCGACCCATTCTCCGTGCCTAGATCGCATCCATTTTCTGCACATTTCTTCGCATCCAATCTCACAGCCATATTTTGCGAAGAAGCCAGCACGAACAGCAATAAGTTTAGACTCTTTAGATTTATATAACTTATACCTTTTAATCCAATCATGTACACAGTGCTGAGTAACACCGCATATTTCAGATATTTGCAATCTACTTAAATTCTTAGTAATATAATGCTGGTACATCCATTCATAGCTATCGAGCTTACCGACAGCATCGGCGGGTACGTTTTGTAAGAAGCCTCGCCTAATTTGTGCTTCTTTATTCTTATTGATGCCAGCCTGTACTGATATCTTATGACGGCGTAATGCTGTAGTGACAGCTTTCTTGCCACAACCAATCTCAGACGCTATCTGTCTGGTCGGCTTGTTCTGAGCAATATACTGGTCTTGAAGCCACACCCCATCACTGAGTAGAGAAAATACCTTCGTCCCAACTTGCGATTCTAAATTAGTTGCCACAGGAAACGAGAAACCAGCACTCTTAAGACCAAGCTTATAGGCACGCGCTGTTACTATATTACGACGACAGCCTAATTTTCTAGCTATCTCGCTAAATGAATTCTTTTCAGAATGTAACTTAATTATATCTTCATCTTTAATATCTGACTTGTTGTGCGGCTTATATGATTTCTTAAATCTACCCTTGACTCGCTCTATGCCGTGTTTCTTCAAGATAGCATAAATAATATGAATTCCAACATCATATTGCTCAGCTAAGTCAGATACTGCAGTACCCGATTATAAGATGATATTATATTGACGTGATCTAAACGCTTAGTAATAAACTGCATTTTGTGGCCTTTATATTTACATACGCCACAAAATTATTAAGAAAGCAGTTTAAATTGGTTGTTACTCCGCTAATCACCCCTCTATGAGTTAACCTGCTTTAATTATCGGCATAGGCTCTCCCAAATGGATAGCCTTTTCTATAATAGCAGCTTTTTCCTCTTTACCTTCTGCAACCAATGCCTCTCCGTCTAGTGCAAGACTGCCACCGTCTGGCATCGGTACGCCAGCGATTTTTCTACGTGCAGCACCAACCATCACTTTCGTTTCGGCTAACAACATTTCAGAAGCCAACATTCGTGCTTGCGGGCTACGAAAATGCGTGATGGCCGGATAGTACAAAACAGTTACCGGGAAGGCACCTTTAGGCGTAGGATATAACCTGATCAATTGGTTGCCAGGACCATCGCCGCCTTCATTAAGCACATCCCAATGCCCGATTGTTCCGAGGATCTGTTGCGAAGACCTGCGATACGCTTGCAACAGATAATAGTCAGTAAGAATGTTCTGAACGCCCGAAATGTTGCCGATGTTGAATAGAAAGCTCTCAGCACCGAACACGTCGTCAATACGTGTCGTAACCGGATCCCACTGCACTTCTTGAATCCAGTATGCATCGTCTGGCATCGGATACGTCGGCACTAATGGCTCTGTATAAAAGAGAGCTAATTTCTGCTCGCGTGGAAAATATCCAGCAATGAAATCGCATGTGACACGTAATGCGATTTCGAATTGGGCTTCCTCGATTTCAACAGCGACTGCCGGGTGGCCAAGCTGAGCCAAACAGTACGCCTTCATCGGGTCTGAATTCAGCTTTAAAACCACCGGTAGATCATTCGGTCCGATTATAGCCATATGTCTAGCTCCTCTGAGATATATTTAAACTAAGATACTCGCTCTTCTTGTGCTCTTTTCCATAATTCAATTGCTTGTGCTATTGCCATCTTATCTAATGATCCGAAAACGTGATCTTCTAAATATTGCAATGAAATATTATTCCTCTTAACTAGTTCTATAAAATCTGCACGATGCCTGAACTGGCTAATGCCAGCTTCAATCTTCATCGATAGTAATTGTGGTAAGTCTATTACCTTCAACCCAGGTTCGGTGTTAGATGGCTTCTTGAATGTGGTATGCCGAACTTTAAGGCCGCTATAGCAGATCTGGATAGTATGACCAGAGAGCGAGAACTTATTGTTCTTACCAAGGCTATCGCCGCCAGCTCTGATTATCGCATTCGCTACTCTATCATAGTCTGACTTGTCGATTAGTATATCAACATCCTCAGTATTCCTAATATAGTTATATGAACCTAATGCTACTCCACCTATGAGGTCTGCTGGAACATTAATCTGTTGTAATATACTATCGAGAACGTCAATAACCCTGTGACGATTCTCAAATAATATCATCGATCTTGATAAGTCGTGTAGGTTCATGACTTATCTACAAGATCAAACAGGGAAGGTCTGCCCCGCATCACCGTAAGTGATATTCTTGTAGACGAGCCTAAAGACTTCTGGATGGCCACCAGAATCATCAATAATAGTCAATGCCGCCGTATTAAGAGCAGTACGTAACGCTTTTACTTCCGCTACAACGGTTGCGGTTGGATATCCGCTAGCACCATCCCACAAACGAGCGCCTCTAGGGCCTGTCAATACTTCATTTGAATGTATGAGCGTAATCGGACCAACTGGCTGGTCGCTTGGATTACTACTTACAGAATAAAATCCCTCAATCATAAGTAGCGATGGATTGTTACCAATTTGAGGGCGTACTCCCATACCATTGGCGATACTACCAAATTTCTCGCTTAACTGATTTTGTCCGCCTTCAGGCTCCGGCATCGTAATCTGTGGGACTGATTGCAGTTCTCCATATAATTGTATTCCTAGCCGCTGTAGATCTCGAATATAATCCCATTTGCTATCGCCTCTCGCTGGGATAGTCCGAAAATAAGCGGTGAACGGTACTAGTGCTGCCATATTTAATCTCCAGTCTGCTGTGCAAATTATCTTTGGCGAGCAAACATTCTCTTGGATGTGTATTTTAAATAAGAACTCTTGCAAGGAGAACAGATGACCCGCGACGAAATCAGAGCAGAATCATTCAGTAAGATTGCTGCAGCTCTGAACGAAGTATTCCCCGGTATCCCGTCCAAAGCAGACGGTGACTTCTTAAATTTCGACGGGGGAGCGGTCAAGATCGAAATGTCCAGTTGCGATGCATATGAAGGATATTTCGACATAACAAATGATGAAGATAATATGGGTACTCTGTGGGGTATTAAACCTGTTGTTAATGTTCTAATTAGAGCGATCTGCGATATTCGCAAGCAAAAAGTGCTAAACACTCTTAGATAATAATTCCTAATATATAATCGTGGGATCGATGCGTAACCGTTTCGGATGCGCATACAGAAACAGCGGCTTTTTAGGGCCGCTGTTTCCGTTTTTACGCAGCGTTCATAATGCTATCGAAAGCATTAAGTCGAGGCGACCGGTGGAACAAGCGTGTCGTTTCGCAAATCGCCCTGAAGGTCCCGAGTGAGACCGGCGGCAACATTGGTAAGGAACATGTCCGAACCAATTTGGAAAGCGAAATCGATGCTCGGCAGGTTCTCCTGGGCAGTCGCGAACGTCTTGACCTGGTACAGACCGACCACGATCGGGAAACCACGACCAGCGCCGAAGCGAGCTTCGCCGCAGTAGGGGCTGAAATCCTGGAGGGTAGTATCTCTGGTCAAGACACCGACCAAAATTTCCTCGCCAGGAACACTCATGATCAATGGACGAAGCCGCTTGGTCAATGCCGCCACAGCCTCGTGGCGGAGGGCCTTCCGGTAGCTTCGGACATTACGATAGACCGAAATTGCGGTATTGGCTGGTTGAGCGCTCATGAATCAAAACTCCTCAAAGAATTTGGTTTTGTATTTGAATATTTGTTCTCTGCCCACATATTAGTTTTGCACGCATAATATTTCTAAATAGGTTTATGATGTATGCTGTCTTCTGTACTCAAGGACATATGACTAGGCAGGAACTAAAAAGCGAATGTAGCTCTGGGAAATGGATACCTATACTAGTAATGTGGGAGATAGGTAAAGATCACCCAGTAGTACCATTGTTCGAAACAGCTACTCTGGCTGGCAAATTTGTTAGAAAAAACCTACCTAAAGAATGGTTATGCGGCGTTGTTGATATTAAAATGAGAGATGCTGAATGGATGGATGCAAAGGGTTGGAAAGCTATTGAATTAACCTTTCCTAGGAAACTAAAAGACGTTGTTCGCTTCGATGTTGAAATACTTGAATATGAGCCAAACCATAATTTAGTCATAAATGCTTAATCAAGCAGCGTCAAATCATCACCAAATTGTATCTTGAACTTCTCCAGCATAGCGCTCGCACCATCGACATCAAGGAAGCATTGTGGGCGGCAAATCATATAAAACGGTTGTGATTTCCCTGTTATATAAACCTTCCTTGTAATCGTCGTATAGAAAAATTCACTAGACTCCACAAGGTCGAACCCTATCTCGTCACCTTCACCCAACCAGAGATAATCATCAGGTTGATTCTTTATACCAAATCTAAAAAGCTTGTCATTATTATTGTTGTCGAATTCAATTATCACGTTGACCATTTTGCTCTCCTTAAAATCATTTTGAATTGTGCTAATTGTGACCAATGGCTAAGATAATCTTTAGTAGCTTGATCTGCAATTCTTTGCCATAAATCTAAATCAACTTTCTTACTAATATCGCTCCAATTATCAATCAAAATAACATTATAACAATCAACAAGCGGTGGATCGTATGGTGATTGTTGTCGCTTTGCTATTATGGTGCGTCCAAACAAAACCGCCTCAACAAAGCGAAGACTTTTGTCGCCGGCACCACGCAAATCAACACATGCTCTATAGGAAAGTAAATATTTCAAATACCGTTCTGCCGAAGCGTTTGCTATAAAGCTTAAATTCACACAATCTGGCATCCCATCAAGTTTAATGCGTTCCCCATAGCCAGCACGACCCATGAAACCAGCTAAACCAATAATGTCATACTTAAATGCGCCTCTGATGGCTTGAATATCATCGTCAAGAAAAGCGTTATCTAATTTCTTTTTCACAAATAGATCGAAAACTTGTGTTGATGGTCGATGCGCAACAACTATTGTTTTGTGCCCATGTGTCCTTAACAGCTCCGAAGAACAATTAACTGGCATAAATAAATCGCATCGGTCTTGAACCGGGCCGCCAATTCTGCCTTGCCACGACATCCTTTTCTCTCGAAACATTCTATCAGATGAACATAGGCAGACTTTGAATGCTGGTAGACTGGCAATGTTTTTCCAATTATCATCGAAGAAGAAAGTATCAGATTTTGCGATATATATCTTTACATTATTGTAATTATCAGACAGCAAATGTTTTACACGCCGTAGTATTGGATGCTGCTCGTACTGATCTTTTGCTACTACTACCTTAACCGGCAAACGCATCCGATCAGCGATTTCTGCCAAATTTGCAAGTTGATATGCACAACGCGGTAGCCTATTTTGGCTAAGCATTGAAAAATCAATCGCAATCATTTAAACCTCTGTATCGCCAACAACAAAGAAGATGCTACATCTTGAAATCCTAATGCAGTCATCAATGTGGCCATGCGATGGTGATAAGTGTGTGCCATTAAAACATCCTGCCGTTGTTGCTGTGCTATTTTAGGCAGCCAACTAGGATCTCTCAGCAATCCTTTGATCTCATAATGAAACACTTTTGGATTGCTAGCAATTATAATGTGCGGCAAATACCAATTCAAGCCTGGAACAGGATCGTGCACAACAACTGCACCGCTTAGAGCGGATTTGAATACTCGCTCTGGAAGATCGATACCGTGTATAAGAGTATGAGGTTCGCTGATACACGGCACTATTTTACAGCTTGCCAACAATATTGGGACTTCGCTGTCAGTTATCGTTCCACCACATAAGTTATCCGGCCACGCACCCCAACCACGAACCATGTGCGATATTGTGTTGTCACGCAAAACCGGAAACAAGTAAGCGTCTATGTTTTTAGCTTTATATGGCCAACGCCCGCCGACATAACCAACATCATATTTATCGTGCTCTCCGTTAGCGACATTAAATATCGTAGCATCGCCAGCAGTCGCCATTGGAACCCACGGCATACCGTTTTTATCCCAAAAAGACCAATAATGGCGATCAGCCTCATGCCCATAACCAAACACAGCATTTGGTTTTATTGATTTAACCCAGTTGATGGCGTCTTGAGATTCGTTGATATTCGGCTCGATTTTTGTCGGCCCATATGGATTAACATGGATGGCGACTGTACATTTACGGTCATTTGGTATGTCTTGCCGATGCCCAGAACAACCAATGTACAAAACGGGAGAAAATGCATCCCAACTATATCTCTTGCCGTCCCATCTATCAGCAATTATCCCGATGTCGCGTAGTGCATTAATCATACCATCTGTAATAAATGACCAAGCACCACCTACTCTGCTGCAGAATAAAACTCGCATTTATTATTCACCTAAACAATGGCCTCTACCACTTTGTATCAACAACAATCGCTGTCTTGTTATTCTGTCGCCAAGAGATAACGCTGACAATTTAGCACCTATCTCTTTATTCTTCTGGTGATACATCGTCCAATTTTCAACTCTTCCATGATGTAGATGCAATAAGTCAAAATGACGATTTTCTTTCCAAACAGTACCTCTAGATAATCTAAAATAAAAATCGCAGTCTTCGACACCATAACCAACAAATTCTTCAACAAAACCACCTACTTTCCAGTAGGCTTTTCTACGACATGCAATAGATCCACCTTCGAAATAATCAACCATATGTTCATGTCTAGGATGATCAATAGTACCCGTAATATTGATATTGTTCGTCTCTGTCGCCCCAACATAAAAAATCTGCTTGCAAAGATGACAAGATTCAACCTCACTCAATTCGTTTGCTACTGACTGAAAATAACAACTTGGTGCCAGCGTATCAGCGTCATGCAATATAAGCATGTCGCAAGTACAAGCCGCAACCCCAGCGTTCCAAGCTTTACTCTTATTAAAAGCAGCACCTGGAAGACCGGCAATGAAAATATGTCTTGCTGGGCTGCATTCTATGTCTGTTATCTTAGAAACTGTGTCTTCTTCGACCATTACAATCTCAATGTCTGGAAAGCGCTGCGCTCTTATACTATTAAGCACAGTGATTATTGAGTCTTTCCTACTGATTTCTCTGAATGGTATAACGCAAGAAATACGCGGAACGACAGTTGCATCGCTAGCATTCACATATGACGCCCTGACACCAATAGTGCTCAATACTGCCTTGGCATGTTTAAATTTTTCAACTCTGTTTTCTACAGATGAATGTTCTGGATGCACTAAAAAATAAGAACTAGATCCGTCAACATCAAAGAACCCAGATTGCTGCAATCTGCTATCTGATAATCTAGTCGACCAGTCGACGTGCTCTACGCCATATTGACCAAATTGCTCGTCGAAATATCCAATCTTTGAAAAAGCAACATGATCGAATGCCATAACAGCACCGTGCGGTTTGCTATCTACGACATTTAGAGTTATGTTGTTGACGTTAGTGCTAATACCCTTTGCAGCACCATATACACCCGGTTGCCGATAGCAAAAATGGTGAAAACCTGTTCTCTGCATCGCAAGAAAATAAAAATGTTCCCATCCACCATTTAATATCTCAACATCGTCATTTAGCAAAATTTTTTTAGGAAATCTTGATAAGCATCGCATCAAACGATTACTATTGCCAGCAACCCCTAACTGCTGATGGTTTCTGAGAATTATAATATCGCCACGCAATTCAAGCTCTGACAAATATACCAGTTGATCTGCGTTCGTGCTACCGTCATCACTAATAAAGATTGTAGTACGGCACGTATCAGTATATTTAACAATAGAATTTACTAATCGGTGTAATGATTCTGGCCTATTATATGTTAAGATCCCAATGCCAATACCATCACTAATTGCAAATGCGTTCTTTGAGAACGACTTAGAACTAGAAAGATCGATATTCTTTCTCATACGGCCAACTATCTGCCGCTTAACTTCCTTTGTTACGCGCTTATTTAATTGAACTGGCCTAGATATTTGCCGAGATGTTTTGATTTCTCGTTTTTGTGGCACTGATGGTATTTGATCTACATTAATCAAATAACCTTTGCCATCCTTGTTTGCGTAGCGATCAAAGAAATCAGGAAGCCTTACGCGGCGTCCTTTTCGTATATGTATCGTATCGCCATTAGGCCCAACTAAGTATAAATCGTGTGGGTGTGGGTTTAGATACTCTGGCACAATTGTTTCCAAGTGTCATATAGTGCAAGTTCAAGTTGCTCAAGTGTTCCGTTGTTACGTACTGCTAGAAACACATTGCACAATTTTTTATATTGTGGTAATGATGTTTTGAATCGTTCAACATAATCACAAAGCAATGGCTCTGTTAATTTTGCGTCTCTAGCCAAGCACAGACTTACATTAGACTGCACAAACAATAGTGCAACATTATGCAATGCTGCTTTTGCGTCAGCGATCAAAGTTAATAGCGTATTAAATCGAGAATTACATGCATCTAATACTATAATATCTCGCGGATTGACGTCAGCGATAGCTTCCCTACATTTATCTAATGCGACCGACCAACACCCAATATTATACGATCGCTGAGTTTCCTTGTCTAATGTTGCTAAATTTTCTGGTATCCAATCAGATGGTCTAATTATATGCCATTGACGATTGCCCTTAGGCAACATATCTATAGCCTTCGATTTACCTGACTTAGGAAGTCCCGCTGTTAAGATCAGAATGGTAATACTCCCACATAAAGCGGTACTGGTTTATCGTCGACTTCCATGAACCTTGATCTGCTTGGCTTAATAATTACACCGCTGCTATAATTACCAGCTCTATTCTTTATTTGCTCTAAAAGCTTATCAGACATCACATCTACTTTTAATACTTGTTGCGTATCAAAAGTTTTACCAAATACATCTCTAATCATTCCAGGGCCAAGAAATTTGTTCAAACTCAATCTAATATCAACTAAGACCGGACTGCCAGTATCGAGAGCAAAATAATAAATAGCCTGTTTAACACCAGCCGCATGAGAGATAGCTAGCAAACGCTTAGCCTGATTTTGTAGGAAATCAATCGCTATTAAAACTAAAGCGTCTTTGCTACCCAAATCAATAACATTACCATTCCAATCACCCATCGACACAACAACGTCATCTTTATTACGTGATATTAGGCAGCTTATGCCGACATTTTGATAATACTTAATGACATAACATAATATGCGAGAGACCAAAGTCATATCCGACAATGGCTCTGGATGTGATAACATAGCCGGAACAATTTTAGATATACCAGATTGTGTTGCCATCTATATTCTGCTGAACATACCAGCGTCCTCGTTGGTTACTGCGAACATAATCAACATCAAAAACATACGAGCTTTTCTTCATCTCCACATCTGTCATCGTAAACAATAGCCGTGGCGTTCCATCAAAAATCATTGACACTTTATTGTGTTTGATATCAAAGTCATTTACCAAACCAAACCAAACACGAAACCAACCAGCCCAAACAACAAAATCAGCATAGCGTGGTGTCCAAGTCGCCAATGCTCTATAAGTCGCCAGTGGGGGCAGTTCTATTTCTCTCATTATTCTTCATCACTCCATCGCTAGTGGCCTGCGGTATGAAATCGCGTTAACCGATGGATATATATATCATATCGATAAGTAAAACCATCGTCTAGATCCCATTGGATAAAATGACCGCTACGATAGCCACCAAGCGTTCTGCTAATAACCGGATCAATTGCCAGAAAAGTATCCTCAGATATTACTGGTGGAGACTTCATTTCTTTGCCGTTGACAACAATTACTGATTGCTGGTCAGAAATCTTAGCGGCTTCTTCCTCGCGCCGCTTAACAACATTAAGCCCTTCGATTAAAACATCGCGAGCAGAATTAGTTTTAGTTTTAGCAGAGACATGAAATTTTTTGCTGCGGTTATCAGTATCTGTACCTGTCATGTGTACAGCCAATGTGACATCATCAGTCTTTAGGCGAGTATTTGGTTCTAGTTGAGCTAAAACACGCTTTATATCTGAGGCGGTCTTAATTGTCGGAGTTTCAAACCTTTGGCGATTCAACTCCGATTGTGTCCTCCTGGCTAATTCCCTCTCCAGACTCTCCATCGATGCCTCCGTAATTATCTATTATAATTTCTCGTCCGAGACGAGTAATGGTTTTCTTACCAACAATGATAGTGGTCATCCGACCATCATGTATCAATTTAAATACCGGATGATAGAGATTCGCAAAACCCCAAAGAGCTATCGCCTTAACTAATATGTTATTACCAGCATCAGACGATAAGTATTGGCCTGGTAAAAAGAATGAGAAAAAGAGTGATGACCAAAAACTAGTACACCACCCGCACGACACCAATTGCGACAACCAACCACATACTGCGCAGATTAAATTCAAACCAAATGGTTGCTTTTCTACACTGCGCTGATTCAATAATGCAGTTCGTGCCAAGAATGCTCGTATTGGTGCGAAAATCTCCGATGCCGTTATAGCTTCAGCTGCACGCTCGGTAGCCGCCATACAAATTAGCCATGTACCAATAATTCCTAATATATTATTCATGTAAATGTCCGATTACAACGAGTACATTTCTTGCGATTTCTTGCACCACTACCTGATAAGACAGGTGATAATGCCGATCCGCATAATGGGCATTTCTTCAAGTCTTTCAATTGTTGCTTAATCTTAATAGCAGTACTTGGTGTGGCAACAACTATTCTTGTTGTTGGTATTGGACGTATTTTCTGAATTTGGGCTGGTTTCGCAGTAGGTTTAATTCTAGCCTGTTCTCCAACGGCCTTCTTTTGTATCGCTCTTGCTGCAGCACCACCACACGAACCACATGCCATTATACTCTCGCCTTTCTTACTCCCGTGCGTTGGATGCGTATTTGTTGTGGTGCTACTTGTAAGTCTAGACTTCTTACAGGTATTTGTTTAATTATGGTAGGTTTACTCGACCTTGCAACTCTGATCGGTTTTCTATTGCCGCATCCACCGCATGCCATGATTCACCAAAGAAAAAAGAATCGGGATTGACGTTAGCGGCGAAATCATTCCAGGAGCAAATGAAGCATGGTGCCAATTGCAGTGGAACGATCACCCTATTCTTCCTATTTTTGGTGTGGCTTATATTGAATGAGATCGGACCGCAATAAGCATAATAATCAAAAAACAAATGTGGGAACCAGAGTTTGTTGGAACCTTGACGGAGATCCTGCGAAGCTTCACAACGTCTTAAAAAATCTATAGCTGTCCAATCGAACGCAACCCAATCTAAGTTGGGGGTGGGCTTGAAAAATATTATTGGTTTGATGTCAAGCCCGAGAGCCTTTGATACTAATCTCGCATCGTAAGTCGACTGGTGATACCACTCTGAAAACTTGCAGGTAGAATACCCACTAATAATAGATGTAAGACTGAAACCCTTACCCTTCTTAGCTTCAAGATTAAACCGGCACCTATTCTTCGCATCAGCCGGTACCACGTCGCCGGTGAGATCGCGTAGGACTGTATCAGATTCTCTACCCTCTACTCGACGTCTCCGAAATTCTCTGCCAGACCACTCAGTCAACAGCTTAGCTATTCGGCGTTCGTGGCATTTCGCCGTAGCTACATTAGACTTTCCCACCTGACTTGCTGTTCTGACCATCACTTACCTCTGGCTGAGCAACGAACTGCTTAAATCTAGCAGCCAATCTATTATATTCAGTAACAAACCCATTGACCTTATATTTACGAGCTAGATCGAATAATTCATTCTTATCGAATGCCGGCTCGGTATCTAATATTTTCTGGACATATAGTTGGTTCTTTAGAAGCTCTGGGCATAATGATAAATCTACTAATAACATATTTCTAATAAATAATGCAATTCCCACCTTAGATAGGAATGCTGCTCGAGCTTTACTCGACTTAGCCATAGCTGTACTTTTCACAGGCCCTATTCCTTCATATCCATTCACACGGTCAGATGGATCGCCACAAAGTGCTTTTTGCACTGCCGGATCATAATTAACTTGTTGTACGAAATGCTCCTTCATCGGATCAAAGCATCGAACGTGAGACATCCGAAATACTACCTGATGATAGTCGCTATCAGAGGAGCATATTATGACAGGAGATGGTGCTAGAACTTTACAAGCGGCATAAATTAAATCATCAGCCTCCATGCATTCCTTACTAAACTGCCTACAACCCATCTTGGCAAACATGGCTTTTGCGGCAGCTTGTGTACTAATCAACTCATCTTTAATATCTATTGCGTGTTTATCTGCTGATTTATCTTTATACCCAGCAAAAATCTTCATACGCCACAAAGTCGCTCTCTTTGCATCCCAAAATATATTCACACTTTCTGGCTTAAATCGGTCGATCCAACCAACCATAAACCTAAGCATAATAGTAAATGAATGTTGATGCTGATATTGAGCAGAAGGTTTTCTGCCAGCAAAAATAGCACGATACATCAAATTCCTGGCATCAACTAATAGTGCACATCTCTGTTCGCACATTATTACAACCTTAATAAAGAACAGGACGTAGGAGGAGTCCCTCCTACGTCCTGTATGTGGTGTCGTAATTTTTATTAACCGTTAAGTTCGTCTAATAAACGATCAACTTCACCGTCGACCTCGTCCATTTCTTCGGTCGATTCTTCTACAGTCTCGCCCGCTTCGTCAGCAGGAATCTCACCAGACAATTCCTCGTCTGCCTCCAGCTCCTGTTCAACAGGCTCCTCAACAGCCGGTTCTTCTTGTTTTACCGCAGCCTTCGTAGCGGGCTTTGTGACAGCCTTCGTAGCTACTGGCTTTGCGACAGTCTTCGCTGCTGCGGGCTTCGAAGCGACCTTAGTGGCCGCCGCCTTAACCGCAGGTTTCGGAGCCTCTTGCGCTGGTTCTTCACCTTCGACTAAGTCTTCATCGTGATCGAACCCACCAGAACTGGCAACCTTGGCCGTCGCACGGCCGCTTAGAGAGGCGGCCACTTTAGCGACCTCTTCTGGATCGACTGTCGGCATCTTCTCCCATAAGTTATGTCGCTTAGCAAGGATTTCCTTGATTCGCTTCATATCTATCTTCTTGGTCGCTTTGTCAACAGCGATCGGACGCGATTTAAGCGCTGTCGAAACCAAGAACTTCGATCGCTTGTAGCTGTTCATTTGCCCATCTTTGAACACCTCAAGCTGGAAGAGATATGCATTACACTCGTCATAGAACACGCCAAATGGCAGCGGTTCATCCGGATCACCACCATCATCATCTCGATAGAGGCACTCAAGCCACAAATCGACAATGGTCTTTTGCGCGTTATACCAAAAAACCCTACCACGAACCTCTTCTGGATTAGCGTCGATAGCAGGGAAGTAAATGTTAACTAAATGCTGCTGAGCTGGCAGAAGTGCTTTGCTAATCGCAGAGCGCTTCTTTTTTCCCTCCTCACTAGCACCGTCGATCTCACTCAAAAGATCGAAACCATAATTGCAAATTGCACATTCATCATCATTGATAACACGCGGGCACCCGATCCGTTTGTTATCAATGTAATGGCTACCATTGGCGATCGCAAACAGGTCCATTTCACGATCACATGTCGATTTGCCGTCGTTGCAGCTATCGCCAACCTGCAGCGGTGGCAGAATATAAAACCTGAATTTCAGTGTTTTGTCGCCTTCGGCTTTCGGCGCACGAAATTCAGTCGGATCTCGCCCCTTCTTCATCTTACTTCTGACTTGCTGCCTGATAGCTTCAATATCATACGCCATTTTGGATCTCCTTAGACTTGTCTACCTGATTGTTCTTTTTCTTGACGTTTGAAACCCGCCAACGACCGGCAGTGTTCTGATCGCAGCTTGATCGCCTCAACCATATGATATACTTTCCCACAATTTCTCTGCAATATGGCAAGCTCGGCCTCAGATTTAACTAAATCCTGATCACCGTCAATTATCGCATTTACTTGTTTGTCTGTGACTTTTGCGTTGCGTGCTCGAAATTCTTCAAGCGTCCTGCGTAGTATTATGTTCTTTTTCGAGCGTATTTTCAATTCCAATACAGCGACAGCACATCTCAACTCGCTATAGATTGACGCCCAATAGATATACTGCGCAGGAATTCGCTCGTGTTGTTCTTCTAATATTTCAAAATTTATATCGATGTCAGCGATTAAATTAATTTCACAAGTGCTACCGTTTTGTAATTTGATTTTGAATTGAAATAGAGGGCTGTTAGCTAAGTCGAGCGGAACATGCTCTCGGAACCACTGCGGCAATGCGTCGTTCTTTTCATCTACCATAAGTCACCTTTATCATGTCATTAAATACATTAACACGACTGAAACTTATCTACATCAAGATACAACCTACACGGCTTCCACTGACACCATTCTTTTCCAATATTGATCCGCACAGGGAATACCGGATTACTGTCCAATACGCCATCGAACGGCCTGCACATAATATTAGCTATCGCACGCATAGTACTTTTCACAGCATTTCTACTGCAAGCCACTGTTATAGAATCATGAGTCTCAGTCAACAACCTAAAATGCGATTCCCATACTCTTCTAATAGTTAATTGCATTGCTTGTGCAATTGAGCCCTGCATAGTCGAATTAAAAGCAGATCTTGGTTTTTCAGCATTAAAGAACGCTCTGCCAAGAATACTAACAATCGGCTGCCCGTTGTCTAGTTTCTCCTTTTGTGCAATCATCCACTCACGCAAGTCAGGGAATAATTGAAATATAGGATTATCAATATCAATTGAGTTAATTGCACGCAACAGCATTATTTTACAATCTTTGCGTTGCATGTTGAGTATTTCTGATAATTTTAAATATGGGTCTGACTCAATCGACATCTCATTCAAATGTTCGTCGCGACTGAGTATAGCAGCAATCCGTATGTCTGCCGCTCGCCAATCGAAATTTATGAAATAGTCTAATTGGCTGCCGTGCGGATCTGATATAAAATCCTTAGCAGACGTCCCCTGCAAATTAAAACCAGTATTTTTACTTCTCCCGCTTACTGTACGGTGTGTCCATTTTGGATATTTGTGTAAACCGCCAACCAGGATGCCTTGTCGTTCTAGGCTTTCATAAACAACAGACGCATTTGCGGCAATATTCTGCCATGAATATAGTCTTTGCTTTTGTAAATCGGATAATATCTCACTGACAGTATATGACGCCTCTTCTAGTGTTTGTGGTACTGCTTTCGGAGGCGGCTGGAAAACATCATAAACATTTAATCTCTCCTTTGGCAGAATAAACTGAAACCCAGTTAAAAATGATTTGAAATCATTCGTAACTATTGTTCTGTCTTTTAGCAACGTTTGTTCTACGAATCGATAAATCTTCTTAACAGATTGTTCGATATAATATACTTTCTTACCTGTGCCATGGAAATAAAGCGGGACTATTACATCCTTACCAGAAGTTCTTATACCAACTACTGATGGCAAAAATTGCTTATCAAACAATGCACAGAAATAACTAATAGAATCATTAACAAGAACCATAAATTACATCAAGAAATGCTTCTTGTCGGTTTGTTTCTTACTGCCGCTACGAAGCCGATCAGTCAATTCTTCTTTATCACCTGCCGGTCTCATGTAGCCATATGGATCGTTATTTTGTAACTGATGTAACGCCATATCTCGTTGGAGAGCTTTAGCGTTTTTCTTTCGGAATTCATGCCAATCGCCACCGCGAACACGCATACTCTGATTAGTATCTAACAGAGTAATAATTGTGTTGTGGCCGTTGCAGAATGGACATTGTGCTACTGCCGACAATTCTTTCTCTGTCGGAAACATCCCGTGCGAAGCTTCAAATATAATCGAACTCTGCTCTTCTTCAGTTAGCGGTCTGCCGAGTTTCTTCTCACCTACAGCAATACAATCTTTACAAATGTAATTATACCTCGGCATTATTACTCCTATGCTTTAGCTTTATGCAGTTGCGACTATCAACACCAACCACACATACCGGCTCGCTCGGAACTGCAGCTAGAACATTATGAAATTTGGTCAATATTATTCTAGCGTTGCCATACTGTGGATAAAGACCATCTAACGTACAGATGAATTGCTTGGGATGGAATTTGACAGTATTACCAACCATAAAAGCAGCACACATATCTTTTGGAACCATTGGGCCGACACCGACAATAATCCCAATCGTAGATTCTTCGTCTGGTACGATAATACTGTGTTCTTTTTGAACGTCAATTGGCGCGATTGCCACATAATCATTACCAACCGTAATCGGCCTAATCTGGTAAGCGCCATTTTTCAGTTGAATTGTCTCGACTACGGTGACAAACGATCTCGCAAGCAAAGCGTCTTCAGCCATGATTACTCCATGATTGGTTAAGTCTAATTATTAATCTTTAAATACAGCCTCTATTCTAACCATTAACTTCAACAATTTCCATCCTATCATAATAAACGCTCGTAGAAATAGAGCAAAACTTTGGGCCGTTGCGGTTTTTTGCTATCCAAAGCCTAATAGCAGAGCCATTTATTTTATCGGTCTCACCCCTCCTATATTCATCTAGTGTTTGATTTAGGCTAACCACATAATCGACAGGCATAGCCTTGCCAAAACTTTCGGCAGCTTTATCTAAGTCTATATGAGCGTCTTCGGCGTTTTGGTTTTGGTTTTGTCCTTGCTTATCAGCTTTTGCTCCACTACGGTTAGTTTGTGTGGCAGAATAAACGAGTACGTTCTCGTTTTTAGCTAACCCACGCATTTCAGTAGCTACACTCTTCTGCCTTGTGTAATCACCCTCGGTATTGTTGTAGCTACGTCGACTAAGCATTAACTCTAGATAATCGAGAGCCACTACCTTCGGTTCCCATCCCCTCGTTTTACGATTTGTTTCTATGATGCCATAAATATTATCAACGCTACATTCATCTGGTGGCAATTCATAGATGACCAACTCACCCATTTTGTCTCTGCCAGTCAGAACAGCATTACGTACTTTATCTTGTTTCTGACGTATGCTATTTTGGTCTGCCTCAGGTAGTGAGTCAATATTAGCGCGAGCAAATTCTCTTATTGCTGTTTGCGACATACGACTAACTAATCGTATCGCTGTCTTATAAGTTGACAACTCAAACGTTACAAATAAGACATTGTGACCTTTAGCCATCGCAGCAAAAGCCATATTGATTAACGTCAACGTCTTCCCAACCCCAGTCGGTGCCAAAATAATCAGTACTTCGCCTGGTGAAGGGCCACCTTCGTTGAGTTTTTCATCTAATCCCTTAAAACCAGTGCCAATATGTTCTATGGCTGTATCTACAAATATTTCATCGATCTGATCAAAGAACCAGAAACCCTGGTTACCGATCATGCTTATACTGGAAGCAGAGTCAACAATCTTACGAAGAAATTCGTGATCTCCGCGTGCATGTGCTGCTATCGCTTCGTCAGAATATAATTGCTCATAAGATTTATGCTCGACCCACTCGCGCAAAGTCTGACGTATTATTGGAGCTTCTCTTGGATCGGATAGTCTCTTAACGACACCTAATATTTCTTGGTGTGGATCGTCTGCTGTTAATTGTTTAGCTAAACGATCGTGCAATAAAGCACGCGATGGAACAACACCAAATTTCTCATAGTCTTGTTTTAGTGCAGCTACAACATACTTTACTTCCGGTCTTGAAAATAATTCAGCAGTGAAAAACTTAGCTGTTGGTATGTATAACTCAGGAAAATCAAGAATCAACGATATAACACCAGCCTCCATATTTGGGCCAAAAGGACTATCGACAGAAACAGCGTCCTGCTCAATCTGAAGCGCTTCAATCATTACGTGAGCCCTTGGTATAAACGTTGCAAAGCATTAAGCTGAGTTTGCAAGTTTAATATACACGTCTCAAGTGCTTCTCTATATTCGATTAGGTCTTCTTCATAAAATCTAATCGGCAAAACGCGCTGCCCCGTTATTCTATCGCCGATTGTTTGGACAGCTGCTGGCGATTTAAGAGATGTCACTAATGTATAAACTAGCTTGCCGTTCGGCTGGTATCCCATATCCTTGACAGCGTAAGCTTCCAAGAAACCTAAAGCAGCCGATTCCTTTAGATATACAATCTGGCCAATATCGTAAAGTGGCGCTTTAGCCATTCTAACCTTCCTCATCAAAACTCTGAATATCCATATCTTGTTCTTCTGTATCTTTGGTAGAGCTATCGCCTACCACAGGGCCAGTTATTTGCCCTGTCCCCATTATACGGTACGTTTCATCAGAAACAAGCCTAAGTAATTCCTCATCCGAAGCCAATGCATCAATCAATTTTTTCTTACCAACAGCAATCTTGCGATCTCCGAGATAATAATTTGAGCCTTTTAACGAAATCGCCTTGGTTTCAATTCCAGCATCAATCAGAGATAACGTTTTGTTGTACCCATAAATCCCATCTGCACCGAAGTGAATCTCTAGGCTCGCAGAGCGAAATGGTGGAGCAACTTTATTCTTCGCAACCTTAATCTTACTAACTAACCCATAAGGGCGATTGTTTTCACGTAGTGTCTCTGCCCTGCGGACTTCTAATCTAACAGAAGAATAGAACTTTAAAGCCCTGCCGCCAGGAGTAGTTTCTTGTTTAATGTAACTAGGACCACCTTGACCAATTTTATCACGCAGTTGGTTGATAAATATTACGGTAGTATTAGTCCTAAGGCATTTACCAGCCAATTTGCGCAAACCCTTAGACATCAATCTTGCTTGTGCGCCAATTGTTATATCACTTATATCGCAATCCAATTCTTCTTGTGGCACAAGTGCAGCCACAGAATCTACTACCACAAGCCCAACTATACCAGAATGCACCAACGAAGTCAAAATGTCGAATGCTTGGTTACCGCTATCTGGTTGAGACAGTAGCCATCTTTTCACATCTACGCCAATATGGGTTGCCCAATCATAATCTAAAGCATGCTCTGCGTCGATATAAGCAACCAATTTGCCGTGTTTTTGAAAACTAGCAACTATTTGTAAAGCTAGTGTCGTCTTACCGCTAGATTCCGCACCATATATTTCTATAATCCTACCATCAGGAATACCGCGACAACCTAGTGCTATATCTAAACTAGGCAAATCAGTTGATATTGATTTTGTCGGTTTGATAGCCGTTTCACCGCCCCAGTGAATCGAATCGCCAAATTTCTTTTCCAATTCAGCGTACATCTCATCGAACGTCATCTTCTGAATCGGCTCACCAAAATCATCTGTTTCACCCTGATCTGGTTTTGGTGCTGGTTTCTTTTTTGCCACTTTGTGATCCTTTGTAACAAATTTCTACCAAACAATCTATGACTTGTTGGCGATTGTGTGTGTGAACTTTTCTAATGTCCGCCAATGGAATACGGATGAGAGTATTGTCTTTTGCCAATAAAGCATCTCCATCAATTATCCCCACAACACTCCATTTACCATGTGGGCTTGGAGCATACCCTGGTTTAGTAGATAAATATTTTACTCGCTTAACAGTCAATAATTCAACTTGATCTAATTGTTGAATTATTGGTTTAGGCTCTTCTGGTGAGTAGTTATTTATATCTATCATTCAAGCAAAAATTATACAGGAGAACTACAATGAACAGCAATGAACGATTGCTAACGGAAGCGATCCAAACATATCTACAGCATAAGACCACGCTAGGGCTGCAAGATCCGCCTAAAGACCTAGCTGATATGGACGCCAAGTCTCTACAGTACTTGCAAGAACAGATTAACGATCTGTTCGAATTAAAATCAATCGATTTGGTCTGCCACGAGGGGGTATGTCGGGCGTTTCGTAAAGTTCATAATTATAAATATATTACTGATCCGCTATTCGAAAAAGCTATGATGCAAGAAATGTGTACACAAGGCATCTGTGGTGTTGAGCGAGAAAAAGCTATTGGAATTCTCGAAACTATTAGAGAAGAAGTCGGCGATGGAGATGGCTGGTGTGAGCAAGACGCCGGATACCATCCAGATCTCGAAGGAATAATTGCTGTTAGTAAGCCAGGACAATCGCCAGGCAGTGCACAATGAAATTGTTGCTGTTAAGTGAAGGCGATCTCATCAAAGCCCTAGCGCGTGCTTCTGGACATCAATATGGGCGGAAACCAATATTGGGTATGAGCACTATCGACACAAAGCCAGATAATGGTGGTGATCTTGGTTCGAGAGTCTCTGGTTTCACCTCTCAAGCAACAGGCATCCCGATGAAACCGAGACATCGCAGATTCCTGGGCGTTTCAACGCGGCAATTCAGTCTGTCGCCGCCTGGGTTATAATAATATTAGTTAAAGAAGTGCAGAGCCGCCGCATTTCGGACACACTATAGTTTCTGTCGGACTCTTACGAATCACACCATCACCCTTGCACATCGGACAAGGATGAACGTCGTAGCCATCTTTAAAAGAATGATCGGCGGCTGCTTGCTGCTTAAATCTTCTCTGTAAGTCCGCATCAGTCACAGTTTTTGCGATCCTTACTCTAGTAGTACCGAGCCCATCTTGTCTAATTGCCGGAATAGCTAATGGCGTTCCATGTCTTCCTTCAGCTAATTCCATTTTCACTAAGCCATCTCTAGCACCATCTGGTAGCCTATCAGTAAAATTGTCTGGATCATATGCAGTATGCCTTTCAATCCCTTGCCCGTCAACCGATCCAGACATACCAGATACACGTCTCTGCATAATGTTGTCGACCTCTGAAGATGGTAAGATGCCGTCTTCCCTGTTACCGTGCAATTCGCTGATAACAGGCTTTGGTGCAACTATTGGCGCTGGCGTAGCTGCTGTAGCTATGACTAAACCACTACCTTGTGGAACTACAGTCATCCCAAGTTTAGCAGCTTGTGCTAAAAATTCTTGCATTTGTATGTCGCGCGCCGACTTCCATTTCAAATATGCAGCTTTAGCCGCCTTCGGAGTTATGTCGTCTGCATGCTCAGCACAAACCTTAACAGTAACCTTTTGGTCATCGACAGTGATAACTAATTCTGTGTCGAGATTCTTATCGGATCCACACACTATACAACTATTATTTTCTGCAGTCGCCATTTGTTTGTCTCTGTCGTCTTCCCACGAGTGTGGTTTATGCATTTCATGCTCGTATTTAAATCATTATGACTTAAATACATAACAAAACGGAGAATTATTATGGCGAAAATCAACGTCATATCGGTCGACTTAGGTGATCCGATAGAAAAAATTATCGCTGAAGATGTTCGACAGCTTAACGCAGAAACGTTAGAAAATATCAAAGCTGCAGCAAACGAAAAGGCCAGAGGGCCGATTAGGACCGATCCTGAAACTTTAGCTACTGAGGCAGCTTATGGCCTGTTGTTCGCAGCAATTGTGACCGGAGAGCCAATAGAGATTGGTAAACTACTTGAAGCTTCCAGCCCAGCCGTTACGAATCCTTCAGCACTTATGATGCGTATGAAGGGATTGTTGCGACAGAAGGGTAATGATTATATTTTGCGTAGATCCACACGAGCTGGGAAGCCAGTATATCGCTTAGCCCCTTATAATTTGGAAGAGGCTGAGAATTCGGATTCTATTCAGCCTCAGTAATCCGTTTTAGAATCTTGCATAATACTGCTATTTGATGCTCAAAAGCAGCTCTTCTATCTGGTTGTGTTAGATTTAAGGGCGATGGGTGTAAAATAGCAAATACTTTAACGCCATATGTGGTGCTTGTAGTGATATTCCCAAGTGCTTGGCTATAAATATGTCCAGGACAAAGACATTCAAAAGCCACAGCGCCTAGTGTGACGACTAATTGCGGATTCATCAAGCCTATTTCCATCATCAGGAATGGCTTGCATTTATCAACGCATAACTGCGGTGGTTTGGCGTTATCGGCTGTATAACATCGCACTGCGTTAATTATATAGAATTGCGATCGATCGACACCATGCTTAGCTAGTTCCTTATCAAAATTCTTGCCAGAAGCACCTACAAACGGAGTTCCTAGTTTTAACTCATCCCATCCTGGGTTTTGTCCGCAAACAAAAATACGCGATGGCGTCATAGAAGATAATACATGCGGGTCGCGACAGATTCCGTTCTTCTCGGCATCTTTTCTACCAAGTTCGCAGCAGCTGCATGTACTACAGCATAGGCTTAATTGTCTAAGCATTCGCAATTTACGCTCGTAATGTGTCTCTTGCAATCCCATTCTTGATATGTCCCAATTATAAATTATTTCTCGTGGTTCATGGATAGTCAGGTCCCGGCTGCCAATCAAACGTTTTTAAATCCATACGTACATAATACTAAAATCAATCCTAGGGTAAAAATGCTAACACAAGATAAACGTGGAATTTGTTGTGACCGCTGCGGAATGCAGGTTATTGAAAAATTTACTTATTATTCCTTCGACGCTAAAGAGGTGACTGTTACTAATAATTCCATGTCTTTTGCACGCGGAACCGCCCCTACATATTCCTTTGATATCTGTTCACGATGTATGGAGGAGATTAAGGCTATTGTTATTAGATGTTACAAACCAAGTAGGATAATTGATAATAAATCGTGTCCTAATGGAATTTTTTGTGATCTCAGTGGTACTTTAATGCGTGGTAATTTCGTCTGCTTTTATATCTGTGTATCAATTGTTGTTGTGAATATAAACAGCAATCCAACTACTCAAGTCACAGATGAAAAGTATGTAGAATTGTGGGTTTGCAACGATATTTTTTACGCACTAAAAAACAAAGCAGCAGAAATTCAAAGTAAGGATAACAAGCAATGGTCATCGCAAGCAATTCAAACAAAATAATATTGTTGCCGAATGAACACCCAACGCAGTTCCAACTGGTTGATTTTATTGTTGCCATACCGACAGAAAAACCTGATCCATCGGCCGTAACATCGGCGAGGCCATTCGAATTCGTGCTCGATTTACCATCCAAGTTTTCAGCTATGTGCCCTTTTTGTTGTGCTGGTTTCTATATCGATGCGTGCGACATCGTAGAGAAGTATGGTTATAAGTTTGTTGGGTGTCCAGAATGCGGCGTTGGAAAGCCGGTTGCTATTCCACCACTGCCCGTATTTGTCGATCCGTTTGTGAATCCTTTCAATAGCAAACAATTATCTCGATGTGAATTAGATGAGGCAGTAACTCCTATAGAAAATATATCAAACGATGATTCTCTGACTGTGGCACAAAAAATATCGAGATCAGCATGCGCGGAGTAATATTAGGTAGCGGAATAGTAGGGTTGCTTGCTAAGGAAATCTTGGGCGATCGATGGTTGGTTATACCATTTTCTCGTTCTCGTTTTTACAGTTTTCGCCCAGCATTAGCCGACAATTTTATTATTAGAGACGAACGGATAGATGATTTAATTGCACATTTTGGTGGCAAAATATCATTTATCTACAAAACGCTTTATTCGCTTGGTGGAGGTTTATTGCCGCCAGACGATCTTGTTATCAATGGATGGCTAAATAAAGTATTTGGACAAGAAGTACCATCGCAAGCTTTACCGTGCATAAAAACTAGGGGTGATCATTTTGTTTATGACATCAAAGTCAACCAATTATATAACCAACTACAAGTAAAATATGGCCAAAATTTAGTTGATAATAGTAACAAAGGCGTTGTATCTGAAATTGGTGATCATTACATAATTTGGGGAGGTCAAAGAATCGAGTTTGATCATATGATAAGCACGATTCAATTACCTAAACTATACGAGCTATCAAGATTGCCACATCCAAAACTACCAAGTGCACAAGTGTGGTATTATCACGTCGAAACAAACGATCTGAATTTCGAGGGTGCCAATCAGGTCTTAGTTGTAGACGACTACATCAACTTCTTTAAAGTAAGCAATATAGCTAAAAATCGCTATATGTTTTATTTCTCACGCGACATACCGATCCCAGGCCCTTATTTTATGCAGTTTATACAACAATTCGAGCTGATTGATGGCACAACTATCGCAGAAGTTATACCGAAGGGTCAAAAACCAGATCTCACTACACTTAATAATCTAGGTATTGAGTGCATCGGTGCTATGGCAGAGCACGATTATTTTATGGATTTAGGTAGCTGTCTTGTAAAATTATTGCGCCGCAAGATTGCGCTAACGACTTGAAACAACATGTTGCTGGCAGGGCCCTAGCACAGTGCGTGTTGGTTTAATTGTAATACCCTCTAACGCACGCCGTAATTCACAAGGATCTATATTTATTATAAGTGCAGCGATCGCATCTGTTACCGCTTTTACAAGCGTCGACTGGCACGACGGTGGGACATATCCATAAAGTGGATCGCTTACAGACGCTGTACTTCCAGAATTATGTATCAAAATCATAAGACCATCATTCTCGTTTATAATATCTAATGATGTTGGTAATTCAGCTCTATAATTACCGCTACCAACACCATTAACCATCACCTCAGACATAGTGATAAAAGACGGTTCGGCTGTGGCGACTGCTACTAGGCTAGCACCATTCCACACCTGTGTAAAATCTACGTTATATGGTAACGCTTTGACGTTCGTTAGACCTGGAATGCCGATGCTGATTGTGATTGCGGCCATTTTTATGTCTTGGTGTTATAGTTCGCACTCCACTGTATAATGAAACCACTCTGCGGTGCCTTGTGTAAAAGTACCATCATTTGATGCTATACTATACGTTCTTGGACTAGCTTCCATAATTTGAAGAGCGCGATCAGCAATATAAGCCTGTGATGTGTTATATTCGCCACAACATCCTAAAGCACCAGTGTAAGGCGAGTAAAATTTTGGAGCAACATAAATACGTTTCTGTACTATATATGTAAATGTACATTGCATTAACCAAAAATTGACTTGACCGACAGCCACAAGTGTTCCTAATGATCCTTGTCGTGTAGCTGTACCAGGTTTAGTATCGACATTATAGCTCTTCTCGTAATATCGCTGGCACAATATCAATTCTTCTCCGAATGGGCGAGGATTAAAAATTCGCGAGCTACCAATATGACAGTCTACGTTATATACAACCAATGCAGTATTTTGTGTAGCTGGCGATTCAGTCCAAAAGAAAACGATCAAATTATTGCAAGAACCACTAATCGTTCCTGTAAGAACAGCAGGTATATTAGTTCCAGATGTTACACTACCAACAGCAGCGACCGTTATACCACTACTCAAAAAGAAATTGTTCGCAGTATATGTTGTGTTCGCCCAATCTCTAACAACATCACTAGTCACTGTATCAGACACACCAGTCCATTCTAATATTGCAAAACGCGTATTTCCTGATGTATTAGTTATAGATGCTTGAAGTGTTACTACCTGCCCTCGCAACGCAAATGAGTTACTTCCTTCAACGATCTGCAGCAAACCCATTCTTTGTGCTGTCACATTATTTTGCACTACTCGTCCACCAAACGGCCCAGGAAGAGCCGATGTACCTGTAGTTGGATTCCATCGGTATGTTGATACTGCATTAGATTGAGTTAAAGCTATCCAACGATCGAAACAATAAGTATCATCTACAGAACTGAATGCTGTGAGAGTTGTATTGGTATTTCGTTGGAAAAAATCGAAACTACCGTTTATTATTACATTAGTGCCTATCGACTCACCATTCGCACCAGTAGCCCCAGAAGCTCCAGTTAATCCAGATATACCTGTAGCACCGGTCAATCCTATCGATCCAACAGATCCAGACGCACCGTTAATCCCAGAAGCACCATTTGCTCCTACACCTGAAGCACCAGAAGTTCCAGTTGCTCCGGTAGCACCTATCGGGCCTCCTGCAGGACCAGTGGCACCAGAAGCACCATGAAAGCCGGTTGCACCTGTAGCGCCTATCGGGCCTCCTGCAGGACCAGTGGCACCAGAAGCACCTAATGGGCCCGTAGCGCCTATTCCGGTGGCACCGGTAGCACCAGTCAGACCAGTTGCACCAGAAGCACCAGTAGAACCGGAAGCGCCTATCGGACCACCAGCAGGACCAGTAGCACCCATGGGACCAGTACTACCAGTCGCGCCTATGGATCCAGATCCACCAGATACAGTCTTCTCTGTGCCATCAGAAAATCGACAATTAACAACAATAGTAGAGCTACTACCAGCTGTGAACCATTGATAAATAGTATTTTCTGGTGGGTTATCACCAAAAA